AAAGGTATGCTGATAGTAGTTTGTTGGAAGAGACTATTCCTATTCCTGAATTGAGAAGACAGGATGAAAAGAATCGTCAGAATAGTACTGATGATTTGGATGCTAAACTCATTCATGATTATAGGAAAGGTATTGAGAAGCATTTTGAGGAGGCGATGTGGTTATATAAAGATATGTTGGCCAATGGTGTTGCAAAAGAATGTGCACGATTTGTTCTTCCTTTAGCTACACCTACCAGATTGTATATGACAGGTTCTATTAGATCCTGGATACATTATATTGAATTACGTTCAGCACATGGAACTCAGAAGGAACATATGCAGCTTGTAGAAGAAGTTCGTTCTATTTTTAATGAACAGTTTCCTACAGTAGCTGAAGCTCTTGACTGGGTTTAATAAATAATTGTACACATTATTAAGAATTGTATGCCTACCTATCCTGTTATTAACAAAGAAACTGGAGAGAAAAAAGAACTCTCTATGTCTATGATGAAATATGGTGAGTGGAAAAAAGAGAATCCTGACTGGGATAAAGACTGGTCAGCTGGTGTTGCTGGAATTGGAGAAGTCGGAGAGTGGGCAGACACTTTAAAACGGACTCATCCTGGGTGGAATGATGTTTTACATAAAGCATCTCAAGCTCCTGGTTCTAAAGTAACACCTATTACATAGTATGGCAAGAAAAAAATCATCAGCAGGAATAGGAACTAATCCAATCCCCAATGGGATGAGTAGCCGGAAAATGAAAAGAAAGAAGCCCATCAATCTTGATTATATTAAAAAGATTGAACCCCTTACAGAAAATCAAGGAAAATTTTTTGAATCTTATAAAGAAGATAAAAATCTTGTTGCCTATGGGGTAGCTGGTACTGGTAAAACATTTATTGCTCTCTATAACGCTCTTCTAGATGTCTTGGATCAAAAAAGTCCTTACGAAACGATATGTATTGTTAGGTCTCTTGTTAGTACCAGGGAAATTGGCTTTCTTCCTGGTGATCATGAAGACAAGTCACATCTTTATCAACTACCTTATAAAGCTATGGTGAAGTATATGTTTGAGATGCCAGATGAGGCATCTTTTGATATGCTTTATTCTAATTTGAGGGTACAAGGAACTATTGATTTTTGGAGTACTTCATTTATTAGAGGAACTACTTTTGATAACTCTATTATTATTGTAGATGAATTTGAGAATCTTAACTTCCATGAATTGGATTCAATTATCACTAGGGTGGGTGAGAATTCTAAGATTATATTCTGTGGAGATGCTACGCAAACTGATTTAATAAGAACCTCTGAGAAGAATGGCATCTTTCAGTTTATGGCCATCTTGAAAAATATGCCATCTTTTGGTATAATAGAGTTTAATGCATCAGATATTTGCAGAAGTGGTTTAGTCAAGGAGTATATCATTGCAAAACTTGAATTGGGTTTATGATGTTTAATCATGTTGTTATGGGTATCCCTGAATTAAAAAGGGTTACTATTGATGGGGTAAGGTATTATGATGTTCCTGATGGGAACAAATTGGTATCTATTACTTCTGTTATCAGTTGGATCAATCGTGAAATCTTTATTGGGTGGAGGAAGAGGGTAGGAACTCAAGAAGCTGATAAGATTACCAAGGCATCTACAAGTAGAGGGACAGATTTCCATACTCTGGCAGAACATTACTTAAAGAATGAAGAACTTCCTTCTGTTCAACCTCTTTCAGAATATCTGTTTAAACAGGCTAAACCCCAGTTAAGTTTGATAGATGATATTGTTGCTCTTGAGACTTCACTTTATAGTCAGAAGTTGGGAGTGGCAGGAACTGTTGATTGTATAGCTCAATATGATGGTGAATTGGCTGTCATTGATTTTAAGACTTCTAAGAAACCTAAACCACGTGAGTGGATTGACCATTACTTTGTACAATGTGCAGCTTATGCTTGTATGTTTTATGAGATGACTGGTCAAATAGTCAAGAAGTTTGTCATTATTATGTCCTGTGAGGACGGGGAGTGTGTTGTTTATGAAGAATATGATAAGGGGAAGTATATTAAATTACTCTCCGACTATATTAGAGACTTTGTTGAATCTAAATTACAAGAATATGCCTAAAAATGAAGAAGTTGTTATTTCTGAGTTAATTAAAAAGAAATTTTATTCTGCTAAAAAATTTACTGAAGAGATAGAGAAGGTTGTTCTTGAAAACAAGGATATGAAATATGTTGATGCCATTGTTTTCTTTTGTGAAAAAAATAATTTGGATGTAGAATCAGTTCCTAAGTTAATTACTAAACCTTTGAAAGAGAAGCTTAAATGTGAAGCTATGGAACTCAATCTTCTTAAGAGAACTTCTCTTGCTAAACTTCCTTTATGATTAAAGTGCAACCTTTTGATACTTACAAGGCTTATCTTGGATTAAAAAATCATTTTACCAAAGAGAAGTATGACTATGTGAAGTATTGTGGTAAGTCACGTGCTTCTCTTGAGTCTTTTTATAAGAGAAGGGATCGGTTTTTCTTTGAGAAGATAAGTAGACAGAAGAATGATGAGGAAGTTATAGATTTTTTTGTTGCTAATTTTGTTTCTTGTGATGATCCTCAATCCTTATGGGTGGGTGAGATTATGAGGAATGGTGAGGATAATTATACTAATTGGAAGAGAAAAACTCAATCCTTATCTTATGTTTTTAAGGAGGAGATAGAAAAAGTTTTTAATGGTAAAGATTTTGATCAGATGTTTGAGGTAAAAGGAACTACCCATCCAGATATAATTAAGGAACATTTACAAGAGAATATTTCTTTGGAAACTTTGATTATTCTTGATAAGCTTCTGGGATTTAAGAAAATTTTTGATAAAAAATTAGATGATCCTGTCTGGAAATTTCTTTCTATGAGAATGAAAAAATATAATTCTTTCCTAAATATAGATGTATTCCGTTATAAAAAAATCTTGAAAGATGTGGTGCTATGAGTGAGTTTTTTCGATCCGAAATGGTTCAGGAAGAATTGAGAGAGATTGAAAGATTACAGGAAAAAGTGTTTGGTAACATTTTTACTTTTCAATCTTTACCTAGGGATGAACAACTAGAACAAGTTAAAAACTTAGAAATTCTGTTGAATAAACAGAATGTATTTTATACTAGGTTGAGATTATCTGATGATCCTCAAGCCAAGGAAATGAAAGCACATCTTCAAAAACAGGCTCAACAGTTGGGATTTCCTCCTGATGTTGATCTGGGTAACGCCTTTAAAAATATGTTCAAGATGGTTGAACAATTGAGAAATGCTATTGACGTTTCTTGAGTTAAGCGTTAGAATAACGAAGTACACACAAGCCAAATACACCTAATACGAGGTATACAAATGGGTTTTTCCGACCTTAAAAAGCAAAGCTCTTTGGGCTCTTTGACTAGCAAACTAGTTAAGGAAGTCGAGAAGATGAATAATACTGGTGGAGGGGCTGATGATAGGCTCTGGAAACCAGAAATGGATAAGAGTGGTAATGGTTATGCCGTTATCCGATTCCTCCCTGCTCCTGACGGAGAAGATTTGCCATGGGTTAAGCTGTTTTCACACGCATTCCAAGGACCTGGCGGATGGTATATTGAGAACTCTCTCACTACCATTGGCGGTAAGGATCCTATTGGAGAATTGAATCGTGAGTTGTGGAATAGTGGGAATGAGAAAGATAAAGATACAGTACGTAAGCAAAAGCGTAAGTTGTCCTTCTATGCAAACATCTATGTTGTAAGGGATCCTGCTAATCCTCAGAATGAGGGTGGAGTATTTCTTTATAAGTTTGGTAAGAAGATCTTTGATAAGATCATGGATGTTATGCAACCAGAGTTTGAGGATGAGACTCCAATCAATCCTTTTGATTTCTGGGCAGGTGCTCACTTTAAGTTGAAGCTTCAGAAGAAGGATGGTTTCTGGAATTATGATAAGTCTGAGTTTGATACTCCAGGTCCATTATTGGATGATGACGATGCTCTAGAAGCAATCTGGAAGAAGGAGTATTCTCTTCAAGCTTTTGTAGCATCAGATCAATTCAAATCATATGATGACCTTAAGAAGCGTCTAGATTATGTTCTAGGTAATAAGAGACCTGCTCAACGGGTAACTACCGAAGAGTTGGATTATGATACCACCAGTCAAGTGGAACAGAAAAGAGTCTCTGAAGAAGAAGTACTTCAGAAATTAGAGAGGAGTGCTAAGGCAAGTAAATCTGTGAGTGAAACTACTGATGATTTCAACAAAGCCATTTCATCAGATGAAGAAGAAGATCCATTGAGTTACTTCGCTAAACTCGCTGATAGCTGAGGGAAAATCAACTTTTTATTCCAAAATCGGTCGAAAAATTAGGCAGGGTATTTTTTGACCCTATTACTTTTTTTATTAATTGTAAAGTCTGATATTTTCTCCTTTAACCAGGGTTTTACTCACAAATTGAGTAGAACCCTTTTTATATGGCATGATTTGTTTCAAATCATCTAATATAAGTCCTATGTACTTCGATTTTAATACAAAGATATTCCTTTTTTCATTTTGCAATTCCTCTTCATATGTATAGTTGGTAATTGATTCTGTAAAGTTAGTAATTGCTTGTTGAGCTTTTAATCCAGAATCATAATAACTTACGGTATAGTCTGAAGGAACTTCTAATCCTTTTTTAATGATTATTCTTCCACTACTATCCTTTATTTCTGTAGTCTCATAATGATGAATTGAATGGATTCCAGCTTCATTGGTATATTTTTTAATTAGATAGTTATAAAAGGATTGTTGATCCATAGGCCATTCATCTTCAAGATTAATGATATTGTTTGACATCATCACTAACCAATCTAATTCTGGTGTGTTATAGACTTTATAAGCAATATTATCTGGTCTCTCATCACCTATAATTTTGTATTTGGTGAAATGATTGAGATCTTCTAAAATATCGGGTCTTATTTTGGCTCTTTTAAAAAGATTTTTTACCTGAATATAGTCCGATATGTTTGTTGAACCTGCAAGACGACTAATATAGTCGAAGTTAGGAACATGTCTAAAATAAGGTTTAATAGCCATTACTGGAAGTCTCCATCTTCATAGTCTCCTCTGTATACTGGTTCAATTTCATTGAATGTCATTTGGATTTTGTAAGCGGTCATTGATCCTCCATCATAGGTCATATAAGAACCTGCGGGGGTATAGTCAACATTAAATGAAGTTAAAGCGCACGGTTTAAATTTATTCATGAATGGATGTTGTCCATCTCCATTATAAAGATAATCTAATTGCCAAAGACATGGTGGTTTTAAGAAAAGTGCTGGATCTTCTTTAACTGGAGCCATATCTTTTTTCATAGTTTGAATTATATCCCAACAAATATCAGCTTCAGTTTCATCTCTAGGAGTTAATGGAAAGTTAAAACTGAATGTTCTTAAGGTGGGCCCTTCGAATAATAATTCAAGATTGGGATTGATGACTTGACCTGTTGTTCTTCCCATTATATTTGCTCCTACCGCTTGTCCAGCAAAGAAACCAGCAAATGCTGAAGCATTTTCTGGAGATAAAACTTCCTGT